TAAAGGTCGAAAGATTCAGAATAATTACTTGGTAAACTTCTTTGTGATATGACCATCCAGATCTCCACCACATATCAAATCTAATTCAACATCGTTCATATCATCCAGCAGTTCTGGGTCTATCTTATGCTCACGATGCATCTTTTTTTCATAATTTCTTTGAGCAGATAGTGCAGATTTAGCAGCAAAATGGAGATAACTCTTGAATGTTGCACCATTTTTTCCTGTGTAATTGTTAATATGATCCAACACGAACATATAATACAGTTGAATTACATCGTCCCTTTCATGAGGCTTGAACTGTTTCAGTCTAGCATATACATACCCAATCCAAATCCCTGCCAGTATCATAAACAATCCATCTTTTTTCTTCTTATCCGTCTCTCTTAAATACTCTAATCGTATATAATCTGCATCAAAATCTTTCTTAAAATCGTTTGGATATGTTTTCATATATCTCCTTTGTTGTGTTGAGTTCTAAAGTATTTATCTATCCTCTATATTTACATTTCCCTTATGTGTATATGGATGACATACCGATGAGTTAGTTATCTTACTGTGAATATGTTACATCATTTCACAATAATAAAGAGGGCATAATGCCCGATTAGTATCAAATAACCCGTTGAGGTTGCAATGAATCAAACAAAAAGAGGACAAAAGAGTGGGCAAGCTAAGAGTAAAGATGAGTTTACTGAAGCATGTGAAACTGTTATTGAGTTTTATATCAATAACCCAGCTGAGATAGGATACAATAAACTGTTTCAATCGTTGTGTGGCATACGCTATACAGAATTGATATGGCTTGATAAAAAATATCCTGCTGTTAAGAAAACATTAAGAAAGGAACTCAACCAACTTTGGAGAGAACGAGTTTCTGAGAATGCATTGACAGGAGATTACAATCCAACAATGTCAAAGTGGCTATTACAGTGTGGTAAGATGTACCAAGATGAAGAATCACGGGGTATGTTAACGGAGTATGAGACACAAACACTGAAGAATCAATCAAAAGAGTTAGACTTGATTGAACAGGACATAGAAATAAATATTAAATAATACGGATTCGTTGAGATTCATATTGTTATAATTAAATCCCGTGGAGGGTTTGATGAGTAAGATGAAGATAACTATCGATAAGGATAAGTTTAATCCTAAATATATCGATACATTTACAAACACAAGACGATATCAAATCCTATTTGGTGGAAGTTCTTCAGGAAAGTCATATGCTATAGGCACAATGATACCTCTATGGGTTTTACAGGGACATTCAATCCTCGTCCTTAGAAAGAACCAAGCATCAATATCAAAATCAACATGGTTAGAAATAAACAAATCAATATCAAATCTCGGTTTGTTGAAATACTTTAACATAAACAAATCAGATAAAACAATCACATCAAAGGTTTCAACAGGGTGTGTTATGTTCGCTGGTGTGTATCCAGATACAGAAAAGCTCAAATCAATCACACCAATTTATGATACAACATTCTCTAAGTTAGTCTTAGAAGAAGCTACAGAGTTCTCTCTTGATGACTTCAATGAAATACTATTAAGACAGCGTGGTGGGAGTAGATTCGCCAAGTGTATTATATTGTTATTTAATCCTATATTCAAAACACATTGGATATATAAAAGATTCTTTGAATCTATTGAGACTGAATATGATTTTAACAATGATTGCTATACATACACTGATGATACATTATCAATACTAAAGACAACATACATTGACAATAATTACCTTGGTCCTGAAGAGATAGAAACACTAACATCAATGAAAACAATATCACCTTATCATTGGAATGTTTATGGTAAAGGAAACTTTGGTGTGTTGGGTGAGTTATGTTTCGATCATCATATTGTTAAAGATTTCAACCTATCAACATTGGGACACGATGACTTCGAGGTTAGAATAGGAATGGATTTCGGTTTCACTAATGATCCAACAGCAATCATATTCTGTTTATATAACAGATCAACTAAGACAGTGTATGTCTTTGATGAAGTGTATGGTAAAAAGATGTATGAAGAAGATATGGCAAAGTATGTCCAAGACTTAACTAAACTACATAACCTAAAGTATCCAACAATATATGCGGATAATGCAGATCCAAGAATCATATCACGATTGAATGATTTGAATTGTTATGTGACAGGTGCGAAAAAGGGAACGGTTAAAGATGGTGTGTTCTGGTTAAAGAAGACACAGATAGTGATACATCCAAGATGTGAGAAGTTAATAGAGGAGTTCTCCCTCTATACATTCAAAAAGAATAAAGATGGAGAAGTGACAAGTGAACCAATAGATAAATATAACCATGGAATAGATAGTTTGAGATATGCCCTTGTTGATGACATACGAGGTGGCACTCAAGCAGGTTCCGAATTGATGAGAATATAAATAAAGATAAAGGAGTAAATTATGGCAGAGAAGAGACACAACGAAACGGTATCAGTACCAGCGAATGGTAATGCTGTTTCAATTAAGACTAATTATAAGTTAGTATTAGATAGTTACTATGGAAATGGTGGCTTTGATGATGGTGGATATCTATTCCCACATTTCAGAGAACCAGCAGAAGATTTTACAGCGAGACAAAAACAGGCATATTATATTAATCTAATTAAGCCAATTGTTGATAGTGTGACCGATCCAATCTTTACACAAGATGTGGCGAGAATATACAAGTCATCATTATACGATGAGTTTGTTAAAGATTGCAATAACAATTCCCTATCATTAACACAGTATATGTCCAAGGCGGTTAAGATGGCTACATTGTTAGGTCAATCATTTACCGTGATGGATACATTTAAACCTGAAGACATACCCGATACACTACAAGCACAGATAGATGATCGTAAGGTTCCATTCATTTCTTTGAAGCTACCAACAGATGTTATAGAGTTTACGACTAATGATTTTGGTGGATTAACTTCTATATCATTCTATCATAGATCAGACCCAGAGTGTGGTCTTGTATATAGATATTATGATAACAGTGTGTGTCGTGAGTATTGTATTAAGAATTCTAAACAGGAGACACTCAACGAATATAATCATAATCTTGGAACTATCCCTGTATTGTTAACTGATCCATCAGCAGGTGTGTTTCCAATCCCACCATATCTTAGTATGTCACAACTTGCAAGAGCAACATACAACCAACTTAGTGAGTTGAGAGATTTAGGAAGATCATCTTCATTCTCTCTATTGGTTATTCCTGGACAGAACCCAAAGACTATGACAGAAGTTGGTGCAAAGAATGTGTTGTTTATTCATCAAGATTCCACCACACTACCAACATACATAAGTCCTGATTCAAAGATTAATGATACATCTCTGATGGAGATTAAGTTCTCAATAGAAGCGATGATTGCTCAAGGTAATTCTTCAGGGTCTGTTATACAATCAGGTTCTCTTTCTGTCAAGTCAGGAGTTGCGTTGGCATTCGAATTTAAAGGTCAAGGTGATGCACTCAACAAGGGTGCTGATATGGCTGAGGCATTAGAGGTATCTATTGCAAATCTATTTGGATTGTTTGCTACTCCGTTTGAGTTTGCAGTTCATTATGAAAGAGAGTATATGCCTTTCACATCTGATGAGATCAATAAGAAGTTAACATTCCTTGAGACTATATTGGCAATGAATATATCTGATGAGGTGAATGCTGCTGTGTCATTAGAGATATTGGATCTATTCAGATATAACTCGAACATATCTAAAGATAGATTTATTGAACTTAAAGAATCAGTAATGAAATAAGAGTGTAAAACAGGGTGTGTCACATACCCTGTTTTATAAAATAGATAAATAATATTAAGACCGTCCCGATAGAGGACATATTTTTAAACTACCCGTTGGAGGTAAATATGACAATAGAAGAATTAATGGCAATGATCGGTGGAGATAATGCCGATACAATCAAAAATGGAATCGTTGGTTTGATCAATGATGAGAAAACAAAAGGTGTTGAATCATATAACAAGAAAGATAAGGAGACAATGAAATTTAAAAATGCTCTTAAAGGTCTTGGATATGATCATGAAAAACATGAGACAGTGGATTCATTTCTAACAGAATTCCAAGATGAGTTGTCTAATAAAGATAAAACCATAACAGATGATAAGATCACCACAAACTCTCTTAATGAGAAGATTGATTTATTAACTAAATCTATTAGTGATAGAGATGCAAGAGAAGAAGTACTTAGAGTTAAAACTGAAAACGCAACAATGAGATCTAAATTAACAGAAGCACTTACAGGTAAGGTGTATGGTCCTAACTTCATCATAGATTCATTGATTACTAATAAAGAAGTATCATTGAATGATGATAAGGTTGTGTTTGGTGATGGTGATTCTGTAGTTGATTTCGACACAGGTATCGCAGCACTATTCGAAAACAACAAAGGTGTTGTTATATCACAACAGAGTGGTGGGACAGGTGAACCTTCAAATAGTTCACAAGAGGTAAAAGATCCAAGTGAGATGAGTATTGAAGAGACCAATGCAAATCTTTCTGATCTTAAAACACAATACGGATTGAAATAAACAGATAAAACATACCTTGTGTAATTGATATCACAGGGTATGTTTGTTGTGTTTAAAAATCTAATTTCCCTAATATTATAGACAGTAAATAAGTAACAATTTTTAATATTTAAATAAGGAGAATTAAATGGCTACACCATTTTATCTTAACAAGCTAATTCCTAGAAATGTCGTAACATCATTTCTATCTGAAAAACTAGTAAAAGACACAGTTTTTGCTGGTCTGACAACTTCATATGTACCTGGAACAACTGTTCAAAGAGGTGCATCATATGTAATCCCATCACTTAGTGGAGTGAATGTTTCACAATACGATGGTACTGATCTTACAATGCAGAATGTAACTGATTCAGGTGTTGCTCTAACAATTACACAGGCAGATTCGTTTGACTTTGCAATTGATAATGTAGATGCATCTTTACAGTCTAAACAGTTGATGCAACTTTATATCAATGAAGCTGCTGTATCAATGACACAAACACAAGATGCATGGACAGCAGGAATGCTTACTAGTGGTGCTGGTCTTGATAATACTGATGTTGCTGGAACATCTGCTGCATCTGTAGCTATCAGTATCGATGAATCCACTATTGGTGATTATATGAGAGAGCTAAAGGCTACTCTTGATAAAAATAATGTTTCACAAGTTGGAAGATTTGTTGTATTACCAGCAGATGCTCTTGGTTATCTTGCACAGTCTAGTGTAGAAACTGCATCAACTACTGATGAGTTTGCTAGATTGTTTGGGTATGTTCAGAAGTATTTCGGTATGAATATTTACATGAGTAATAACCTTGTAGTTGATACGGGTGTGTATGATGTTCTTGCAGGTGTTGCAACCGCTTCAACTATGATCCAGACTCTACAGAATGTTGAGTTCTTCAAACCTGATGCAAGATTTGCAGAGGCAGCGAAAGGTCTGAATGTTTATGGTGGTGTTGTTAATGTACCAAATTCATTGATAGCGTCAAAAGTTAGTTTCTAAATCTGATTAATTAGATAGAGATCCTATCAATTAACTAAAATGAAAGGGGATCATATTGGTCCCCTTTTTTAATGGAGTATGTTATGGATAAAATGAGTTTCGAAATAGAATCTAATATTGATTTCTCTGATCCATTAACAATGAAGGATTATATGGACACACTCAAATCCGAGGTTGAAAGTTCATATAAGAAGATTGCTCCTGAATTGGAAAATAAGGCAAAAACAAAACATAGATATAAACAAAAAACAGGGACATTACAAACAGAAACGAATATTAAAAGTGTTGGTACAGATATAGATGGATACATTGGA